ATAGTGAAACCCTCCTTAAAAAGATTTTTTGTATGATAAAAGGCCGCCCGCCAATGGCGGACAGCCCCGTATCCAAAAGGATATTTGTTTGTGTCGTTTACACAAGTATCTGTGGGAATCTTTGTCACATTTATGCCCCTGTTTTCCTTGCTATTTCACGGCTTCAGAGTGATTAATAACACTACCCAAAGCCCCGCCTGCCCGGAAAACGGGAGGCGGCACGGGAAATAAAAATGCAAGGAGGACACCCTATGAAAACAAAAAATATCAAAGTCTTATACAGCAGCCGCTATTCCCAGAGTGGCGGAATCCTGCGCACCGGCTCCGGCCCGTGCTGCACGGTGCCGAAGATACAGATGGAGGGGAAGTGGCTGGAAGCCCTCGGCTTTTCCATCGGCACCCCGCTCATCGTTGAATACGAAGAGGGCTCCATCCGCATCCGCACCCTCACCGCCGAAGAACTGGCGGCAAAAGAACAGCGGGAGACGCAGGCGGAGATTTCCCGCAGGATTGCGGAACTTGAAAAGATGAAGCGCCGCGCGGAAAAAGAAGCCGCATCCCTCTCCATGGTCGCAGAGCCGTCTGACAGGTACGCCGCACAGCAGTAAATTCCCGCCGGGATTCCCCCGGCATACACACATCCCTTTTACCACGGCAGGGGAAACGCCTCCCCCTGCCGTAAAGCCGTCACTGCCCCTCGTCCGTCAGCGTGTAGGTGATCTTCATCGTCTTGTCCGCCGTCTTCACCACCGCCGAGGACAGGTTGTTTATGGTGCCCAGGTATGGCGTGCGCAGGAACATATACCTCGCGTCATACGCCCAGGAGATGCAGAAGTTTTTATAACAGAACAAAGGCGTCTGCACGTCCTCCGTCTTTTTGTTCCCCTTGTTCTGCCTGACCGTGTCGTCCGCGAACAGCAGGAAGTCATACCCCACGATGATGTCCCCCATCAGCTCCATGGCGTTCCCCGCAAGGCTCCCTCCCAGGGCGTTCCCCCTTGCCGTGAACCCCGCCGGGATAAACGTGACGTCGGACGGGTTCGTAAGGCATATCTTGTAGAACCCGGTGTAGCCGTAGTTGAACGTGTAGAGGTACCCGCCCCGGATGCAGGCGCGGGTCCAGGTCTTGTACAGCTCGTAGTTGGTGTCGCGGTACCCCATGGTCGGGAGCTGGACGTTGGTGAGCGTCCATGTGCCTTCCGTGTAGCTGAAGTCCGTGCGGTCTATCTTTATCCATTTCACCGAGGCGTTCCCGGAGGAATTCGGGCTGTTGCAGAACCCGTACCAGTACCCGTCCCATCCGTTCAGGAAAAAGCCGTAATAATACACGTTCTTCTTAAAGCCGAACACGGACGGCTCGATCTCCCAGCTTTCCAGCTCCTGCACGGAGCTGTCGTTCAGCTTCTCGTTGACGCACAGGCTCACCATGGGGAGCCTGGACCTGCTGATGGTGATGATGTTTGTGTTGCTGCAGTTGATGGACCAGACCTCCTCCTTCTCAAAATCGCATTCTATGGCGTTGCTTAAGAGCCACCGCTTCCGGTTCGTGCATCCGGCAATGGAGACCGCCTTCATGACCACGAACGCAGTGCCGTCCTCTGTTTCGCTCCCATACACGTTCTTGCCGCCCCAGGAGCTTGTGAGGGCGGCCGCGGCTATCGTGCCGTTGCCCTGGCTCGTGGTGAAGTCCCACACGAATTTATAGCCCCTGTCGATGGGGCCGCTCTCCGTCTGGTTCATGCTGCCCCGCGCCGTGTCCGTCCCAAGGTTCACGTCGTTGGAGGCGTAGGCCACGGGGTAGTTCGCGGACATGGGGTAGAGGTTATCCTTCCGCTCCTCCAGCGTATCCGCAAACAGCAGGATGCCGCCCAGCGTGTTCGGGCAGATGGGCAGGAGCTGGCTGTTCACCGTGATGTTCTTCGAGCTTGTGCCGGAGTCGAAATACACCCCCAGCAGGTTGCTCCCAAGGATGTTGTCCACGGCGTCCGTGACCATGTTCTCCTCCCGGATGGTTTCTGTCTCCCCGCTGCCCGCATCCGTCAGTTCAATCGTCATAGTCCCTTTCAGTTTCATGATGCCCTCCTTACTCCGGCAGCACAAGGCCGGTCAGCCCTGTGGCTACCCTTGGGAATGTTTCTGTGTGGCGGACGGCTTTTTCCTGCGGGTTCGAAAATGCAAGCCGCTCCCCCGCCGGGCGCAGCCATGCCTTCCGCCATACCCCCGCGGCTGGGAAATACTCCTCAAACTCCAGCGTCCCGTCCCAGTTCTTTGTCGCGCCCGCCATCGCCTGGCCGCTGATGGAGGCGATGCACCCGCCCGCAGGGACCGCCGCCTCCCCGCCCTCCGCCGAAAGGAACACGCGGAACGTGTGCATCCGTTCTGGCACAAGCCCCGTCAGCGGGTAATAGAGGGAGAGGATGTGCCTGCCGCTTCCGAAGGTTTCTTCCGGGTAAACCGACAGGATTTCGTTGTCGTCAAACTCATAGGCGGCAAGGATGGAAACCCTCCCGTCCTCCTTCCACTTCACGGGCAACGAAACATCCACTTCCACATCTGTACTCCCCGCTGTTTCCGTTTCCACATCCTCTTTCCCGGATTCCGCCGGAATCGGCACGGTGACTTTCCCCTCTGCGGACGCCTGCCGTTCCACCTGGGCGGCGGAGATTTCAATCATCACCTGGCCGATGAACTGCGCGTCCGTTTCCTGGGAGGACGCGAACTCCATGCTGATGACCACGCACCTGGCTTTGGAAAGGCTGTACGCCTTCGCGTTGGTGTATGTGAACAGCCCCATCTTCCCCGCCTCGATCTGGTTTAAGAGGCCGGAGATGTTCTTGTCATTTTTGGACTTTGCCTGCGCCAGCCTTGGGTTCTTCCCCACGCATTTCAGCGTGTGTTTCCCGCCGATCTTACAGTTGGAGGAAGTGATGCAGGCAATCTGGCTTCCGTCCGCCTGCCCGCCCGAAAAGGTCAGCACATCCCCCAAATCCAGCGCCGGGTTCCCGATGGTGCTGGAATCGAAAGGCACATAACTGACCATCGCCAGGTCATTTAAAATGTTCCTGCAGAGCGTTTCCCGCGTTTCCTCCAGCCCGAACTGCAGGAGCGGGTTCACCGCCAGGTTCATGGTCAGCCCGTCGTCCGGCTCCAGGGCGTAATACTCCGCCGTCTGTGTGCGCAGGTTCGTGGAGCTGACCGCCGTGTACCGGGTGATGAAGTCGGAAAAGCTGCTGGTGAAACGGTGCCTGCTCTTTACCTCCATCACCGGCAATCTGCCGTATTTCCGCAGCTCCAGCTTCCCCTCCCTGTTGATGCAGAAAAAGCCGCCAAGCACCTGCCCGACAAAGTACAGCACGTCACGGTAAGTCTCGATGTCATTTTCCGGGTAGATGGAGAGCAGCTCCGTGCCGTTGGGCATGGCCTCGATCTCCGCCTGTGTGTGCGCCAATACGACGTTGCACGCCTTACAGCATAAATCCAGGAACGCCCAGGCGTTGCCCACCGTCTCAAAACCGTTAAAACTCTTCTCGAAGCGCAGCATATAGTCGTAGGCTTTCAGCTCCAGGCAGTGCGCCGTCCGGTTCGCCTCGCTGACCTCGAAGATGCCCATCGGCACTTCCTCGAAACTCCCGTCCGCAAGCCGCAGGTGGTAGGAAAGCCGCACCTCCGCCCCTTCCAGCGTGTAGCGGTCAATCTGTGAAAAGAGCGTGACGCCCATCTCGGCGGCGTACACGGTCCCCAGCTCGATCTCCGCGCTGCCGCAGCACTGCGCCGTGATGTACCCGCTCCCTTTCACGATATCTTCATAAACAAAAGGGTATACAGCGCCGCCCTTTGTCGTGATCTGCCCCGTCCAGCGGTAGTTCCTTGTGTTTTCCTGCACCGCCTGCAGGAACGCATCGCTCACCGGATACACCTTTCCACCTCCATCCAGGCATAATAAAAGCGCATGTATTTCTACAAGCGCCTTATCATCTATAACTTTCTTACTTTACAATTTCATAACTCAGCACACCTTCAATATAACCATCAGAACGTTCTGAAGTGATTTTGTAAGACATCTTAATTGTGTCTCCAGTTGGTCGTAATAATATTCCTTTCCCCAGCCAATTTTTCTCGTTTGGCCGCAATTTTCTGTTATGAAAATCAAACTCGTTATAACTTGTTTCAATCGGACATGCTATATATTTACATATTTCATCAACATAATCGTCCATGCCATATTCCGGTTCTCTCATATATCCAAAGGGATTCACTTGTGCGCCTAATGGTAAATTTGAACGGATATCTGCCAAAGTTGGTACCTCGTAATCGCTACCATCAATAATATCTGAATTGTCAGGCATCTTCAATAACATCTCAAGAAAATGCCCTTTATAAACATGACCTGCCAACTCTGCTATATCTTTTGCAATCAAATTCTCATCGGGAATTATTACTTCTGCAGTGTCAGCGTCTATAACAATTGAAACATTTATGTCTGAATCGGTAGTAGTTGTTTTATTCCAAATAGCCAATGGGAAAAATAACATTCCCTCAAAAGTTTTTAAATACTCTTCAAACAATTCAATCTTCCCTAACTGATACAAACAATCGTGAATAAGATGATATTTTTTCTCTGCACCTTTCTCTCCTCTATATTCCGGCTCCATCCCTGGTAATGCTATTACTACCGATTGTACTTCTAAGTTACCCAAATCAAAAAAATCTTCACAAAGATTAATGTCAAAATACTTCTTTACACTACTCTTAAGTTCTTTTTTGTCTTTTTCAGAAATTTCTACTTTTCGATATTGAAAGATATCAAATTCTTTGATTTTGGCTCTATTTATTGTATGTCCTTTATACTCTATAGTTTCATTGTCGCCACATTCTAATTCTTTCTGCTTCTCAACTGCCTCCTTCCCAGAATTGCTAACCAAAGAAATTTGGATAGCCATCGCTTCGTCAAGTTTTTCTTTTGCCTTCTGGAGTACAAAATCCTTATATATTGCCGTAAAATTGCAATTCTGTATATCATAAGGAACTATTTTTTCGGTCACTGTTTTCGTCTTAAAATCATATGACCCGACTACATGAGCCGCATACCCTGCTTTAGGTCTTATTCCCTGTTCCATTAAAGTCTTTACTGTAGATGAAATAATATCTCTGAGATTCTTTTTTATTTCTGCTTTTTCTTTACTCTTGAGTGAATATCCCGTGACTCTGTGATGATTAAGATCAAATGGTAATAGTTTTTCTTCCCCAAAATCTGTATTCAGAAAACAAATTACATTCTCCCATCCCAAAACTTTGACGGCATATCCAAGTTCGATTAAAACATTAGGATTTGGAGAATATTTCGTATTTCCATCTTTATCAACATATGATGCAACTATACTTAAATCTCCAATAAATAAGTCGCAATCATCTATTTTTTCAAATATAGTCTGCTCAATATTTGGCGAACCTGTTCTATCACGCGTATCTCTATCAGGAATAATTGTAATTGTATTTGCCATAAATTTTACTGTAGCATCTATACTATCACCAATAATGTTCCTAGTGTCTTTTCCTGGCAAATCAGATTGCCAGGAATAAAATATCTTAAAATTTTGTGCCATAAAATGAGTCCCTCTCCTTAATTCGTTTATCTTACAACCCAGCTTTTTTTCTAAACTGACTTTATTATATAACACCTTTACCATTAAGAAAAGAATAAACATCATCTAAAATTCTTTCAGCGTAAAATTCACCTTCCAAAGCCCCTTATAGGATGTGTCTTTCACGAGGCTCGCCTTATAGATGCTGATATACATCTCCCTCTGCTTTATTTCCAGCGTCTCCGTGTCAAAATAATCCACGGTGAGCTTCTCCTTCTGCTTGAATCCTGTCAGCAGCTTCAGCCATTTCGGTGAGACGGAGAAAGCGGCGGGGATGGACACCACGCCCATCCTCACCACATCCCGCTGCGTGGTCCCGGCCTCCGTCTCGCCCCCGGAATCCGCCTCCACGTCCGCCATCTGCACCTCATAGGAGTCCGGCAGGGGGAGCGGCGTCCCGTCAATTGTCAGATACTGTATATACGCCATGCCGCCTTACCTCCCTCCCGACCTTAAGTTCTGCCTTGCCTGCGCGTCCACCACCACTTCGTCCAGCAGCGTCCCGCCCACATACACGGGGATGCAGATGGTCCCGCCGCCCGCCATTTCCTGCAGGCCGGAAAGCATCTCCCGGAGCCCTCCTAAAAGCTCGCCCACGGAAGAATCCCCGGAGGAATCCCTGCCGCCCTGCATCTGGACGGCGGCGGCCTGCGGCTGGAGCATTAAGTCGGATGCTACGCCGGACACGGCCTTCTTCACCATGCCCCGGCTCTTTTCGATGCCCTTTGCCAGCCCGGACATGAAGTCCGGCATCCAGCTCTCGTAATCCGTCAGAGGCCCCTCGTCCGGCACGGAGAAGTGCAGGAAAGAGCGTATCTTATCAGCTACATCTGACACCGCATTTACCACGTTGCCGATGGCGCTGCGGATGCCGTCCGCGATCCCATTGATGAAGTCCTTCCCCCACTCCAGCGCCTTCCCCGGCAGCGAGGTGATGAAGCTGATGGCGGACTGGAACCCGGACTGCACCACGCTCCCCAGGGAGGAAAGCGCGGAGCGTATCCCGGACACCATGGCCTTGAAAGCATTTATTGCCGCCTGTTTCAGATTGGACGCGATGGACGACACTAAATTTTTCAGCCCGTTCCAGGCGGACGAGGCTGTATTCTTGATCGCTGTCCAGATATTTGTGATTGTATTTTTCAGCCCGGTAAGCAGGATGGAAACGTGGTTCGCAAGCCCCTGCGCCAGCGAGCCGACCACCTGTTTGATGCCGTTCCAAATATTGGACGCCGCATTCTTGATGTTGTTCCAGATATTGGCGGCGTCCTCCTTCAGCTTGGTGAAGTTCCCCGTCACCAGGTCGATCAGCAGAAGCACCGGCCCAAGCACCACATTCTTGATCAGCTCCCATGCCCCGGAAGCCGCCGTCTTTATCCCGTTCCAGATGCCCTGCAGCGTCGTGGAGAGGTTCTCCCACAGGGAGCGTATCATGTCCACGATGCCCGTCAGCACCGGATTGTTCATCATATTCGTCCAGATATTGCTGAAAAAATCTCCCACGGACTGCCACAGCCCGCTCCACCACGCCGGGATGCCCTGGAAGAATGACACCAGGGAATTCCACGCATTCGGTATGGTCTCCGTGAAAAACGAGCAGATGGCCTCCCATGCGGAAACAAAAAATTCCTTGATCTGCGTCCAGATGGCATTGACCGCCTCACGGAACCATTCGCATTTGTTGTACAGCACCACGAGGATTGCCACCACCGCCGCAATCGCCAGAGGCACCCAGCCGATGGCCGCCACCACGGCGGAGATCGCCGGAATCACCGTCCCGGACACGAAAGCAATCACGCCGGAAATGGCGCTGGCGATCTGCGGCACCACGGTCATGATTGTTCCGATTGCCCCGACCACTTTCCCGATGACGATCAGGACGGGGCCGAGCGCCGCAGCCACAAGGGCGACTGTGACGATGATCTTCTTCGTTCCTTCATCCAGGCTGTTCAGCCAGTCCACAAGCCCCTGAATCCACCCCACGATCTGCCGGATGTACGGCATCAGGATTTCCCCGATGGAAATGGCAAGCTCCTCAAGCTGGCTCTTTAGGATGGTGAGCTGCCCCGCAAGGTTATCCTGCATGGTGGCCGCCATCTTCTCCGCCGTGCCGTCACAGTTATTGATGGCGCTGTTTAATTTCTCAATGTCCCCCGGCGCGGCGTTCATCACCGCAAGGAATCCGCTCATGGCATTCTTCCCGACCAGCGCCTCCGCATTGGCGGCCTTCTCCGACTCGGACATCTGTGCGAATGCCGCGCGGCAGTCTGCAAGGATGTCCCCAAGGCTCCTCATGCTGCCGTCCGTGTTCGTGGTCTGGATGGTCAGCTCCCCGAATGCGTCCCCGACAAACTTCACTTCCCCGGTGAGGTTCGTCATCATGGAGCGCATGGCCGTGCCTGCCTGGGAGGACTTGATGCCCGCGTTCGCCATCAGGCCGATGGCCTCTGCGGTATCCTCCGCCGTGAATCCAAGCGCGCCTGCCACGGGCGCACAGTATTTGAACGTCTCGCCCATCATGGATACGTTCGTGTTGGCGTTCGAGCTTGCCGCCGCAAGGATATCCGCGAAATGCCCGGAATCCTCCGCCGAAAGCCCCAGGGCGGTCAGTGCGTCCGTCACGATATCCGAGGTGGTCGCCAGATCCTCCCCGGAAGCTGCGGCAAGGTTCATGATGCCCTCGATGCCGGAGAGCATATCGTTTGTCTTCCAGCCTGCCATAGCCATGTAGTTCATCGCCTGCGCCGCCTCGGATGCGGAGAACTTAGTCTTGGAACCCATCTCACGGGCCTTATCCCGCAGGGCTTCCAGGTCCTTCCCGGTCGCCCCGGACACAGCCGCCACCTGGCTCATGGCGGAGTCGAAGTCGGAAGCCACCTTCACGGCAGCCGCACCAAGCCCGCCCACCGCCGCAGTGACGGGCATCAGCTTCTGCCCCACGCCCTCAATGGCGGAGCCGACCGTCTTTAACTTCTCCCCCGTGGCGGCAATCTTCTGCAAAGCCACGGCGGACTGCCCCGCCTGCCGCTCCAGGTCACGCAGGTTGTTTTCCGTCTCGATGATCTCCCGCTGGAGGGCATCGTACTGGCTCTGGGAAATCTCGCCCCTTGCCAGCGCGTCATTCGCCTGCTCCGCCGCCGTTTTCAGCGTTTCCAGCTTTTCCTTCGTCTCCCGGACCGCATCCCCCAGGAGCCGGTGCTTCTGCGCCATCAGCTCCGTGTTGCCGGGGTCGAGCTTCAGCAGCTTCTCCACGTCCTTAAGCTGTGACTGCGTGTTCCGTATCTCCGTGTTCACGCCTTTTAAGGCCGTCTGGAGCTTCGTGGTGTCGCCGCCGATCTCTACCGTAATCCCTTTTATCCTGTTTGCCGCCACGACGCCACCCCCTTAACGGCACAAAAAAAGCCCGGATTCCCAAGCGTTATCAGTAAATAAAGCCAAATCTGTGGTTAAAATAAATCGAACTCGTCCTGCCCCGCGATGATGGAATAGTCGGCGCTGTCATTGCTGCTCTCCGCGTACATATCGTTGACCATGCCGATGGTCAGCAAATCTAAATCCCGGATGGAGATGCCGAGCTGCACACACCGCAGCAGGAACAGCGGCGTGGTCATCGGGCGGTCAGTTGCGCGAAGTTTTTTTTAGCCTCCACGTCGGTCTTCACATTTAAGCCCCACAGTTCGATGAGCTGCGGCAGCACCTGGTAGATGGAGAACGTGCCGAAGCCGTCCAGCCATTCCTCCGGCGTGTCCGGGATGGAGGAGTCGGCGTGCTTCGCCATGATGAAGGCGATGTTCTCGAACAGCTCCAGTGAAAATAAATCCAGGTTGGAATTCTCCTCATCGCTTTTCCCGATGCTCTTTTCAAGCGCGCTCAGATCCTTATAAATATCCCGGTGGAACTTGATGCGGTAAATGCGCGGCACGGCCGCCGATGCCCGGAACGGCACCTCTTTCCCGTCAATCTCGATCTTCCTCGTCATGCTCATGCCGTTCCCTCCCCGCTTCCCTGATCTCCACCGCCGCTTTCAGCAGCCGTGGGCATATACACCGCCTTGTACCAGTCCTTATAGACCGCCTCGTCCGTGGAGTCCCCGGTCTTCGCCTTCACCATGCCGTCCGCCAGGGGCGTGGCCTTGACGGTCAGCGTCTCCGTCTGCACCTCCCGGCTCTCCTCGTTGGTCTTGCCCTCGATGCCGGGACGGGACGCAGAGCAGTTGTAGAGGACGTGGCGGATGTGCCTCTGGTCGCCGTCAAACTCAAAGAGCAGGGCGAACGCCGCAAGCTCCGCCGAGGCGTTCTCAATCAGCACGCCCTTGCTGTCCAGTTCCTCCCTTAAAGCGTCTTTGCGGAAGGACTCCGGGATCATGGCAAGCTCCAGGTCGCCGTCATAGCCCATGTTGTTGTTGATGACATAGTAGGCTGTCCCGTCCGCATAGAAATTTTCAGGCTCGCCGTTGGCGTCCAGGGAAATGGACACTGAGCCAGGCATCGGGACGGGCGTGCCATAGGACACCGCCCCGTCCTCCGAAACCGTGAGCATCGCATAGTGCGTGTTCTTAAGGTTGTATTTCACTTTGTTCTTTTTATTCTGCATCCGTCATGCCTCCCATCCAAAAATATACAGAACTTCATAGAGCCGCTCGCTGCTGATCCATGTTTCCGATTTGTTGTAGAAGACCTCGTGCGCATCCAGCACATCCTCCACCCGCTGTTCCAGCGCCGGGTCTTTCTTATCGGTGTAAATGTCCACATGGACATTTGCGCCCTTGTGGTACACTTTCCCGTCTGCCGCGAAATTGTCGCTCCCCGGAATCAGATAACAGAGGAACGGCGGCTCCGGCGACTCCCCTTCCGCGAAGTGGTCGTAGGCGAAAGGGATTCCCATTTCCGCAATCATTTCCACAAGTTTTTCCAAAATACATCACCCCCTCAGAGCCTTTTCAATCTCCTGCTCCAGCGTCCGTTCCGCCCGTTCCTCCGCAGGCGCGATATGCGCCTTTCCGGGGACGCGCCCGCCGCCCCGCTTCGCATGGCCGAACTCCAGAAGGTGTGAGAGCTGGCAGCGGTTCCTGGAATGCACCACCAGCTCAATGGAGTTGGAAGTCTCTTTTACATTCTTCACTGACCAGCTTTTCGCATAGGCGCCCGTGTCCTTCGGCGCGCCCGCCTGGATATCCTTTTTCACGGAATTGCCCGCTTTCTTCACCGCCTTTTTCAGCTCATCCGCCGCAAGGTCCGCATACTCCGTCAGCCCTTCCATCACCGCGGCCGCAAGCTGGTCGATCCTTACCCTGTCCGACATCATCACCGCCCCGCTTTCTCACACTTGAATTTCAATGCCCGTTTTTTATTGTTCAGATGGTCTACCTTTAAAATGTCATAAATGCCGCCGTCCCACAGGATACGGAAGCCCGTGGTGTCCACAGCCTTTGCTTTCCTACAGAAACGCACCGTGAAGCTGATGTCCGGGTGCGCCGCGGTCTGTCCCGCCGCCTCCGATTCCGCAGAAGACTTCCCCTGGGAATCGCTGACAGTGGCATGGCAGGAATAGTAGTCCGTCCACACATTTTCATGGTTCCCGATGGCATCGGACACCATTTCATTTTTCTGGAACATGATCCGCACATTCATTGCCGCCACATCCATCAGAACGCCTCCTTCCTCGCCCCAAAGAGCAATGCCCGCAGGGTAAGCGTAAGGGCGCGGTGGTCGGCCTCCTCCCGGTGTTCGTAGAGGTAGGCCGCCGCATACAGCACGGCAATCCTGGCATTCTCCACGGCAGAAAACTCTTCCATCGAATCCATCCGCGCCACGTCCATGCAGAGGCGTTCCGACGCCCCGATGATGCTTTCGATCAGGGCGTCGTCCTCGTCATAGTCCACACGGATGTAGTTCTTCATTTCTTCCAGCGTCACTGCCATGCCTCCACCTCCCTCCGAAAAACCTTAGGCCGAAGCCCCTTTCTGTTCCAGCACCTTCACCGCTTCCGCAAGGATCATCTTCCCGTCCACACGCTGCGAGGCGAGGAATCCCACCTGCCCGCTTGCAGCGAACAGCTCGTTCAGGCGTTTGAAGGAACGCCCCTGCCGGTCGGCAATCCAGTAATAGGAAAAATCACCGAAAGCGATGGTCTTTGCGTCCGCGGCCATGGCCGGCATATACGCCGAGGTCTTGATGGGGCGGCCTAAGATCATGTCCGGCGTCCCGGCTGCCAGGGACGGCTGCCACAGGTACTGCCCGTTATTGTCCTTCAGCTTGCGGATGGCCTTGATGGTG